CAAACAGATAGTATATAACTCTTGAATTCATTCATTTGCAAAGTCATTAGCATACGCCGGCTGGGAAGGGGCCGGAGAAGTAGTGGTGGATCCACCACCAGCGGCAATTTCGCCGCCAGAAATCGGAGTGGGATTATCCATTAGAGGGTCCTTCCATCTTCGACAAGCGCCATAATGCGGAGAACCACGTTTCTCTCGCCTTCGCGCATGCTCATAAGGTTTGTGTTAACGTCAAACGTGGGACGGTTAATCCAATGAGCCTGTTTAAGGTCTTCCAGAACCAACTTACCATCGGTCGTATTAAACAACCGATTATAAGCCCGGATGACCTCGGCTTGCTTGGCTTGTCTCTGTTCAAATGAGAGTTCTGCCATTTACTGCTCCATCTGGCCCAAGGTATCCATACCCGAGGCAATGTTGTTCATACCGATACCCGCATTCTTGATCTGCTCTGCCATTTGGGCCTGCTGCTGAGCTTCTGCTCTCGCTTGCCGGACTTCTGCAGTTTCAGAATCATCTCGCAAGTATTCAGGATTGATCGAGTACATGTCGCACACACCTTCCACAGTCTTGTCAGTATTGAACTTGTCCATCGCGGCAGGATCAAATGACAGGAACGGAGTAAGGACTTGCATAGCTCTGGTAAGGTTATTAGCCTCAACCTGTTGCTGAGCTTTTGCAATGGGCGATGTATACACAATCTGCAGTTTCACACCAGGCTGCATCAACTCCTCAGGAGGAGTATCAAATTTGCCTGCTCTCATAAGAATACCAAAACACCGAATGATCAGAGGCGAGAGAAGCTCATTCTCAGCACGGCCCACAACCGGGCCCATAAGACGAAGCTTCTCTTCAGTTCTCTGCATAACCTCAGTAGCCGTCATCTGGGGTCCTGTGTTCAGCTGAAGCTGGTCCACAAAGAAGATTTCCCGAATGCGCATCTGAAGGTCTTTAATGATATCAAGACCAAGATCAGGGCGTCCACCTGTTTGCATAGGAACTACGCCCTTAGGATCCATGGAGCCGGTACGATAATAGTTAATCGCCGCAGGCTTGGTCGAGATGGGTGACACAAAACCCTGGTCCGGAATCATAAGAGCCGGATCAATCATTTTCTGTGCCGCACGCAGATTAGTCGAAACTATCTGCTGCAGCATCCGGAGATCGGGAAGAGCATTGGAACCTGGGCCACGACCATACGTCTCATGTGATGCTTTATAGAATCTCGCTGCCATGAAAGGACGTTCATTGTATCCCGATTCCTGAATGACAAGTCCATGCTTCGTGTCCACATACGTGGATTTGTAAGGCATGGCCTTGGCTGCTTTGATGCTGAGGGGGTCTGCTTCAATGTTCGGAGCCACCACATGGAGGATCTCAAACTTGGTGCTCAGTTCCCCATCATCATACGCCTTAACGATCTCCGGATGCAGGTTAGCCTTACCGAACGCCTCGACCAATTGAAGGACGGTGCGTCTGTATACTCGGTAGAGCGATCCTATCTGCCCCTCAGCGTTCTCTGCAAAATAGCATTCAGAGAGAGGCAGAGAATTGATTTGAAGCCCAGTCAGGTCCTTTTTCTCTGTGACAAACATGCACATGTTGCCATACGCGCCATATGAGCGATACCCTTCATGAAGAGAAGTAGTAAAGCCCGACTGAGGACGCTGAATTTCATAGGCCATGATGCGCGTTACATCTGCCAACCATCTTTTGACTGCCGAGTTATTTGCCAGTTTCTGATTGGCTACACTCAGGTCAAACCAGGGCGATGCAGGGTTTGTCAACAAAGAATAAAAGCCTGATGCCAACAGCTCATTAGAATGAATACCAGTCGAGTCGTACACACGAGGGTCGGTGTCTACTCCCTCAGTCTGATACTGCGAGAGAAAAGACATATCGAAAGGCATCACTACTTTGGCAATTTTTTGCCAGTGAGCTTCAAAATTCGCCCTATCAGACTTGAGCTGGTCTAAGCGCTTAATGATACGCTTGACTTCATCCCGCTCTCGCTGAGAGACCTCTGTGGAACGACCTACTGTCATGAATTAGCTCCCAGAGCCTAACGTAGGCTTCTTGATCTTGATATTGGACGACTCAGGTTGACTAAAAATAGTCGCCGGACGCCCAGAGGCAAATGCCTTGTTCTTATTGCGTTGCTCAGCATTACGCTTTTCTTCTTCAGTCAGTTCTTTGACTTCTGCCTTAGGCGCAGTTTCTTCAATGCCCTGCGACTTGTTGTACGCCGCCCGCTGCTGAGAGTACACCACCGGGTCAAAATAGCTCAACACAGGATTGGGTCGCTGTGGCGCAGGAGTAGCCTCAGTCCCGCCCTCACGAACAAAGAATGATCTGATGATAGACGACCCCTGACTCGGTGTCTGAGTCTCAGGAGTCGGAGTCTGTCCCTTGCGCATGAAGATAGACGCAATATCAACGGGCGATGCCATGACTACATCCCAGAACCCAGAGTGGGTTTCTTCGTCTTGATGTTTGTGTCGCCCTCACCACTGGTGAAAATGGTGGCTGCTCTGCCCTGCTGTAACCGCTGCTGCTGGTCTCTAGCACGTGCATCAGCTGCTGCAGCCTTGGCCTCAGCAGCCTCCGTCGCCTTGCGCTGCTCCTCGAGCTGGGCCTCATACGCACTCGTATCAGGCTTGGAAGAGCTGCCACCACCAAAAATTTTCTTGACTGTACCGCCCATGTTATTCTCCATATGTCAACGGATTATAGTCATAATCTCGTGTACGACTGGGTAAAGTGCGTGTTGCAAACTCTTGGTAACGCTCATGCTGCGCCATCATTCTGAATGCGTCTGCGTAATGTGACATCCAATCATGAACTGGCGCCCCATATGTCTTCGTTTTCGAGTCATATTGCGCACGATAGCCCTTCAAGGCTTCAATGCCTTTTGAGCATTTATCTTCACTAAACCAACACCTGGGGAGTATATTACGGGCCATATTGATCCCATCTTCCACAGGTATGCGCTTATTGACACGTATGTCTTGGAGTCCCAGGTCCATCAGTGTCTGCTTGCGACTGCGACCAGAAGATAACTCTCTGACTTCAACGTCATGAGGGAGGATATGGTATCCATAGGCATATGGACGTTGATTGAGCAGACGCACATAGTAATCCAGAGCATGTCCATTATCATGGATACAATCAAGGATTCTGATTTCGCTATGCACCTTCTGATACAGCCATATGACTAACTCGTCATCAATGCCCAGGTCCCATGCAGTATTGACCAAGAGATTGGGCTCCCATGAAATGGTAGGGAGTATGTGTGACGAGATGGCCTCCATGCGCTCACCGTAATATGCACCAACCAATGCAGCCTCATATGAGCAATAAAATTCTTGTTTTGCTAGGGCCGGAGGAAGACCGGCATCGATTTCCTCTTGTACCTGCTCCTCTGTCATCACATGGGTGTCATCTATGGTCGCTTTGGAGTAAAACCAGTCGTCGGAGGTACGTGCGTACAGGTCCATTTCCCACTGGTGGTTATGACCCCGAGGCGTCCCATTAAACAAGGCCCACCCATCGTTTTCTAGCAGGATTGGCCTTAGGTAGTGCCAAGCCTCAGGCTTATGCAACGAAAACTCTGAAAATATGACGCCCACGGGGTTCGTACCCACAATGGAATCGATATTGTCTGACCCAAGAAATCTAATAAATGAGCCATTGGCGAGTTCTAAAGTCATCTGCTGATTGTCTTTGCGAACCCACAACTCTTTAGGGATGTGCTCTATCAGACGAAACCCTGTTTTGTCCATCCCTTCCCAGATGATCGCACGCGCCTGTTTATAATATGGAAGAATATAAAAATAGGTTCCAACGCGTTTGATCGACTCTCTGGCCAGAATATTAACAAACACTTTATCTTTGCCAGCCCTTCGATGCCACACAGCCAACCCACGCTTATATCCTTCTGCCAGGCAATTGTACAGAGGAATTTGATAGTCACGCGGCGTAAAATTGCGTGGTATGGTTATGACTTTTGGGGCTATGGCCATGACGAAGGTCCCTAGTTTGAAAATGTATTGACTACTTCTATTTTCATCCCACTATCATTAGATTTGTTCTGTGATACCTGTGACAAAATAGCCGCAACAGTTGCCTGATTGAGGGTAGCCGTAGTTTTTGCAAGAAGGTCGAGCTTTCGAGCCGCATTGGGGTCATCTGCATCCATATTTGATGCTAATTCAGCTACTTTTTGCAGAAGAATGAGTTCAGTTTGTGCGTAAATAGGCGCAAAGGCCATCTGTTTACGCATTATCACTTCAATCAGTTGGTCCCTTGCGTCGTCTGCGTTCTTCGAAAAGCTGGAAAATTTAGTCGGGGCCTTTATGTACTGCCCATCAGCTATCATCATTTTGACCATGGTGGGCGCGAGACCGACAAATGGGGCGATTTCATCCGCCTCAAAGCCGAATATCTCATACAGCAACCTAACTTGCTGCTGCATATTGTCACACCGGGTCGAAATATCCATGATTTTCTCCTTACACAAGTACCATATCAAGTATTTTGGGAAATGTACACAAGAATTTTGGTCAAGTCTCTAAACTCATTAGTTCTAAAGTCCTGAGTTCTGGAACTCGGAGCTTTAGAACTCAGTAGTTCTATAGAGGTGAAATTGGCATGAGGGGTGAGTTCTATAGAGAAAAATGTGGAAATGATAAAATACCAAGGCCCCTCATGCTTTTTCTATAGAACTCGAGTTCTGTGCATAGAACTCATGTGTTATGAGGATTCTTCGCATGACGCGCACGTATAAGGAATTATCAACAAATGTTGTAGAGAAATAGGAAAAAGAGACAAATATAATGCGGGATGACCTAAGAACTACTTTTTCTCCGCGTCCTTGCCCCCGGGGCCCCCAATTTTTCTAGAAAAACATTTCTTTATGACATAATTCATACCTAAGCAGCAAAGTATTTAGGTATTTCTCATATCATGTGCATTATAATGGTTCCTCTATCATTTTCTTTCAATCTATCCTCCTCATAACACTATTATTCTTAATGGGACGGTCACGTTGTTCCCTAATACCCCATTAAGAATAATAGTATTACTCGTCGGATCTGGCGTTGCCAGCCGATTGAAAGAAAATGATAGAGGAACCATTATAAGTTCCTCTATCACATTCCTACTCATTACTTAAATCATACAACCACATAAACACTTCCTCTAACTCCATCCACCACTTAAACAACTCCCAATTATCATCTCCATAAAAATCATCCATACACTCTACCAATAACAACCTATCATCCAAATCCTCTACACTCTCTACACCTCTCTTATCACAAACTATCTCCCACAACACACTCTCAACTTCCAACTTACATTCTTCCAAATCATACATCAATTCACTAATATTCATTTTAATCCTCCAAATAATCCTTCTTTATATCATTCATAATCCTTTCCCAATTAACCTTCAATTCTTCCTTTATCCTCTTTTCTTCCTCCTCTTCTCCCAATTCTTCCTTTTCTACTTCCCTCTCAATCATACTCAATTCAAACTCTATTCTATCCCTTAAATTCAATTCCTTCTTCAACTCCTCTATCTTTTCTACTTCAAATTCTTCTACTCTTCCATCTTCCCACTCTACTATAAACCTATCACCAATCCAATATACTTCTCTCATTTTACTTCTCCATCTTTTCTATAACTCTATTTATTTCCTTCCAACCTTCTACTACACCCTTACCAATAATTTCCTCTAATTCCAATTCCCAATCTTCTATCTCAATATAATCTCTATCCATATTATACTTTTCTTCTATTACATCTCTCATAACAATTTCCATACCACAACTAATTCTTCTCAAACTATCCAATATTTCATTATTCATATTTCCTCCCTTTCGTTAGATACACCTTATCAGAATCATTGATAGCTGTCAACAATATTCTTGATAGTTCTTTTATTCACTTGCGTACCGCGTGGTGGCTCAATCAAATTATTTTACTCGCATTCACCTTCCGGTGAACGCAAATAAAATAATTTGATTCATTCGCAACTATTAGGCCCGCTTCGCTAGTATAGTATTCGCTACGGCTCTTCGTTTCGGGTTCCACCCTCACTTACAAGCCTAATCGCTCATACAGCTAGCGCTGCTACGCTGTAACTAAACATATACGAGCTTGAGGCTCCGCCTCAACTCTTGATAGTGGACGCTCGCTCATGTTATTCGCTCGAATTAGCAGATACGCTTCGGGACTCCGCCCTTGCTTCTCGTGAGGTGTTTCACCGTTGGTTCAACCATTGGGACAATGTGTCACTCTGTTCCACAGATAATAACGCTTCACTTTGTTCAGCTATGATGATATGGTTCACTCCCGTTCACCGTACCACCAGATCGGCCGCCGTGGGCAAGACGGACCGGCTGATCGTGCATTCAACCGGGTGTCACTGACAGCTGATGACAGACACCCACTGATTGAGCATTCAGGAGTCACCCGCAGTCACCTACCCCTGATTGAGCATTCAGGAGTCACTCGCTATCATTAGCTATCACTGACCCATGAGGGTTGCCCAGGTCCTTAGGCGCCCAGGTTTTGGCGTGTACAAAGTCTGCAATACATGATAGAATGAATTGCAGGACAACCCAAGTCCTCAATTATACCCGTATAGAGAAAGCAAGATGGACAGAAAATATTTTTAAATTTTATTCAGAAAAGGGTTTACAACCCTCTAGAATAGGCGTATACTGAATTCAACAAATGAGCGTGATGACGCTAAATAAATTCTAACCATTAGGAGATCTACCATGACCATCAACGAACTCAACAATCTGTCGCTCGACGCCCTCAATGCCCTCTCTCATGAAGACTTGGTTCTCGCGGTACAGACGTATCAGCAGAAGTTCAACAATCCTGATTCTATTAAGAACAAGATTCAGGCGGCCCTCGCCAATGGCATTCATATGAGCATCAAGGAACTTGCTGAGACCTGCAACACGTCGCCCGCGGTCATTAGCTCCAATTTGTCCTATCTCAAGAAGGCGGGCATCATGATTGCCACTGACCCGCTTGGCAAGAAGTTCATTTGGGAAGCTGCTTCTTAATCAGTAAAAATTCTTACTTTCAAGGCTCGCATTTCACGATGCGGGCCTTCTTTTATACTCAGGATTCGGGGACTCGCGGATTTGCTCTTTCAGAAAAACTCTCGGCAAAATATTGGCAGAACGGAGGGCAAAAATACTAAAGTGTCGCGAAAAATCGCTTAGGCTTCCGCACTTTCATTTGGGCACCACGTAAACCCTTATATTTATTATATTATTTTATTATTATAAAGTAATAAAGTGATAAAGTAATAAAAATAAATTAATAACCTAGTAAAAATTAGTTCTAAAGGAGTATATATAAAGGGTTTTGTGGGGAGTGTGCCACTATTTTCCGCTTTCCCCCGATTTTCATATATTTCATATACTTATACCTAATTGGAAATTTACTCTGATTTTCACTCTGAGATAAGTACTTGAAATTATTAACTCGAGGAAAAAAAAGTCAAATGACTGAAATACTTACATATAATAAAATGTACACCAAAAATGTTATATTCTTTTGGTAACCTATTGATTTTATTAATAAAAATAAATACCTGAAATAACTATACTTTTATAAGTACTTGAATTTATACAACGCCTAATAAATGACTGAAATAATTACAATAAAAAAAAGATGTACAAAATATGTTCTCATATGTTAAAATGAGTCCATAAAGTGAAGAGAAGAAAACTTCATAAATTCACCATCAACATAGGAGAAAATTATGGGTATGACACGTTCTGAAGTATTGGCAGTAATAAAAAACATAAAAAGCACGACCAATTCCTTAGACGAACAAAAGAAAAAAATGGCAGTAGGTCTTTATGTTTCTGGATTTCCTGTCTCAGATATTGCAGAATATCTGGGAGTAGATAGGTACCTTGTTTACCCTTTTCTTAAGCCATATCGGGCAATACATGGAGCGTTAATGAAAGAAGCATTTGAACACTACGCCTCGGGTTATTTGACTGATATTTTCAAAGCCATGGAGCGTAATTAATGGCCATTAACACACAAAATATCCCTGCTACTCTAGCGTCTATTCCAAATTGGACACGATCCACTGGCGCGGATAATTCGCCACAGGCTAAAGTCCCTCTGTGGGCAAACCCTCAAGATGCTCCACGTAGTGAAACCGGTCAAACTCTTATCTCTCTGCTCCCATTCCTAACAGAGCATCCGACATTTAATGCAGGAATCTTTACATCCATCTATAATCAACTGATTGTAGTGGATTTAGATGATCCTCAAATTTGTCAGCGGTATCTTGACCAGCATGACCCAACTCTTACCTCTCTTCTCCCCAATACGTACACAGAGTTTTCTTTAAACAATAAACTGCACCTGTACTACCTGTACCAGAACAAATCGTTTCAATATCCGGCATATTGCAAACATCCCGTTCAAACTGCACTGGGCGAGGGGCAAACATCAATTCATAGCAATTTCATGGTTGTGACAGGGAAGGTGGCGCCAATTTCTTCGCCTACTCTTCACGTTCTGACTGATGAAGAGTTTCATGCCATCACTGACCTTCCTACCACATATGAGGAACGCGCACAAGCCCGTAAAACCGCTCTCATACCTTCTACTACTACCAACTCCACTGCAACCATTGACTCACCTGAGGAATTTGATGAGCTAATTCAAGCACTGAAACTTATTCCTTTAAATCAATCACCTAAAGTCAAGCTCGCATGGGAAGCCTTAACTGGTCGTACATATGAGCATTATGACTTTTGGTTGTCAATCGGGATGGCCTTACATTCATCAGTTTCACAAAAGTTGACAATGAAAGCGGCTATGTCATTTGATGAATGGTCCGCTACAGATCCCACACATTATACTGGTAGCGATTCATGTATTCAAAAATGGTCGTCATTTAACGCTATCCCTCATGATAGATACCTGACTAAAGCTACAATTTTTGCTCTCGCTCAAGAGCTAAGAATGCAGTTCCCTGTTATGAAACAAACAACAAAAGGTGCCAGAATCCCAGATATTGAGGCCTTAGATAACTACCTTTACTTTATGAAGTACTATGACCTCAAGATCTATTCTGATTTTCAGAACTATTATATTACTGGAAATGAGGAAATCCTTACAAAACACTTCAATTCTCCCTTTATTCTCCCACATATGATGGGGCCGTTTGATGGCAAAACATTTAAAACGCATCTCATAACCATGATACAGCGGTCGATGTTTCCTAGCTCTCATGTCACTCTTAAGGGAGCGCAGGCCATATGCAAGGTGCTGTTAGAACAGGCTATCCAACCTAATATCTTTGATATGTGGTTGAAGTCAGACGACTCGTTGACACCCATATACTCCACTAACACGCGGCCACTGTTGCCTGTGCCACCACGCACGCCACCTCATACCTGGTCCCCTACTCTTGACCAACTCATGACATTCATAGAATTCGATGAGGCACAGGACCTAAAGGTAGCTCGCGCCATATTTTATGCCTCATTCATGCTTATCATAAAACTCAACTGCTTTCCCAATACTGGGATAGACTCTGCGGAGGGCTTTCTCTATTTGACCGGGCCTCAGAGCTCATACAAGTCCACATTTTGCGAGTCTCTGGTACCTCAAGCACTCAAAAAATACCTTGTTAGGTCTCTCACAAGCGTTATACGTAGTGAAAAAGGGCTCCGGGACTTCCAGTTGGCTCTCGCTGCATCATCTTTTTTAGTGATAGACGAGGCAGAGGGATTCATCAACTTCCAGGAATCCAGCTCTCAGTTTAAGGCTATTATGTCAAAAGCATGGTTGGATGTGACACCAATCTACTCTTCAGACTCTATACGCCTCCAGCGCAAGGCCTTTGTATTGGGCTCATCCAATGACTATGAGCAGCGGATGATGCGCAATGGCACTCGCAAAATGTGGTGGGTGCGTGTCCAACATATCCATACTGAGGACCTCATATACTTTAATTGGCACGCCTTTTATCGCCAGATGAAGCTAGAATTTGAGCAATTGGTAGCACAGGGTAAGCAGCCCTGGATTCTTCCTCAAGACATAATGAAGCAGTTAGATGAATCAAATGTACAAGGTACGGCCATGACTGAGGTCGATATGATCTTGAGAGAGTGCTTCCCAATTGATGATTCATTTGACCCAAAAAACGTTTTAGCAAGCATAAACAATATTCAAACATCTAAATTGTTACTTACAGCCAAGCAATTAACAACTCTCATTCAGATGAGATGGCCAGATTTTCGTAGCGGACTTCCTGCAATAAAGAATGCCGCACGCAGATATGCTATGGAATATTTGCAAACTGGAGTATCACAATCGTTAACTTTACCTTTTAAATCAGCACGGTTTATTGATGGTGTTATACAAATAGGCGCAGGCCGCACTCTTAAAACCTATTATGTGGTTCCATGGACGTTAGAAGAGGTACAAGCAGGAGCATTTAAAGAGTTTATGACCAAATAAATCAACTAAAAATAATGATGTTATAGCAGTGTACATCAAAACAGATTCGTGCTATTCTATCTTTATGAATGAAACGAATAGGAGGCTTATTATGAATAGCACGAATCTGACAATGGAAGAACGGGCACAAATTCAGTTTTATGCGCATATGGCCTTAGAACCAATGGATGATCAATCTGCAGTCTGGAATTCTATTCCTGAGGCAGAAGGTTATAATTGTCCTTATTCTAAGCATGTTGCAGCGCTCCAACAGCGCGCGGATGAAGACACCTGGGGACGTATAGGCGGAGGCCTGCAGCATTATTTTCTGCTTCAGCTCCATCATTTGGACAATCAGAAGGCCCATTCCGTGGCAAAGGCGTGCAGGATATGTCTATGGTAAACTGGACTCGGCTCTCATTCGTGGTGTTTCATAGCGCGGCAGTGGCATATATTTTCATTAATGATTGGCGTAGTGCCTTCTTAGCAGTCATTGCGCCGATCATACTTAAGAGGTGTTACCCTCATGACTAATATGCGAGTCTTCTTCATTCTCGTTGGTATTCTTCTCGTTCTGCTGGCATTCATAAGCGACATGAGTCATCATGGGTGGGTTCAGTGCCTAGGTTTTGGCATCGGTCTTATCTTTTTCGGCGGGATGCTGGAGGACCACTGATGTTATATCTATGTCATTTATTAACTGACACAGGCAAAGAGGTGCTTGGCAACAGCCACTGGGTGATCAAATCTCATAGAACGCACATGGTTGGAGACCTGCTCTTAGCGTGGCATGACCATTATGGCCTGTGCACCTTCTCGGTACAAGGCCTACCCTATCTTCGCAACGACGACCTTGAAAGTATAGCAATTCCTGCTGTATATAACATGTTAGAGCTAAAGGAGCTTCTCGATGAGTAACGCAAAGCACGCCAAGTATTCCCCGTCTCAGTTGTCTCGCATCATTGCATGCCCAGGTTCTGTCTTCATGAGCGAGGGGATTGAGCAGCTCCCAACTTCGCCCTACGCTGCCGAGGGGACCATGCTCCACAGCTACATGGAGCAGTATATTGATTCCAACACCATGCCTGATGTGCGCACTGATTACAAGGTCCTCTTGGAACGGTGCATGGACTACCTCACGTCCATTCGTGACAACAACAGTGCGATCTTTACTGAAATGTATATGATCTCCGCTGTTGAAACGGATGTGGCTGGTACTGCTGACGTGGTGATGATCAATCCTACCGCGCAGGAAGCACACATCGTTGACTGGAAGTTTGGCGGCGGCGTGCATGTGGCTGTGCTGGACAATCCTCAATTCCTCGCATATGCGTGGTTGTTGTTGGAAAAGTTTCCGTCTATTAACCAGGTGACTGTGCATGTCGCGCAGCCTCGCCTCGACAACTTCGATTACCAGACTGTAACACGAGAGTACGTGGATAACTGGTACAAGTCCGTTCTTTCGCCGGCTCTCAGAACGGCAGAACGGATTGACAATCCTGTGCTTAGGCCATCTCTTGACGCATGCAGGTGGTGCAGAGCCAATGCTGTGTGTCCTGCACGACATGCCCAGGTCAATCAGCAGGCCGCTGAAGCCTTCGCCATGTACGCGGATATTGAGGCGCAGCGCGTAGGCCATGAGAAGATTGCGGAATTCTATGCCAAGATTCCGTCTCTTGAAAACGCCATTAAGGCCGTCAAGGACTATGTGCGCACCCAATGTTATCTGAAGGGGGCAGAAGCTATCCCAGGTTACAAGGTAGTCCAGGGACGAGGGTCACGCAAGTGGTCTGTATCTTCTGACCGTGTCATTCAGTTCATGGAACAAAAGGGCATCGATGCCGGCGAACTGTTTGACGCTGACCTCAAGTCTGTAGCAGCCATTGAAAAGCTGGTTAAGGGCCTTAAGACTGACCCTGAATTCAACAAGCTCTATCAGACTGAGTACGGCGCGGCATCTATTGTGCCTGCGTCTGACCCACGTCCTGCTATAAGCCTCACTCGAGACGCGGCGACTGTCTTTGCATCTGTGGCAGATACGGAGGAGTAGCGATGAAAGCTCAACAAGATTACGCATATGTCAACCTGGAAAGGTATTGTATTGTCTGTGGTAAGCTAGGTACTGTAGCCTGGCTTAATGACGACAACCCTGACGAGGTGTATGATACTTGCATGTGTGGTATGTGTACCTTTGGTTCTGCTGAAGATGATGACTACCATACATGGGCCTGGGGTGCAATCAATCCTAAAACTAAAGAGGTAACTGAGGTATGAAGCTCTATTATTACGGCGTAAGGTTCTTCAAGTACGCGGAAGGAACCGATTCTGACCACATGTCTGATAAAGTGTACTCATATCAAGCCACATTTAAGTGCAACATCGGCGACCTGGTGGTAGCTGAATGCCACGATGGTTATAAGATCGTCAAGGTTGTGGCAGATGGCTTTGAGTATAAGGAAAAGGCTTCGGCGTTTCTTATCTGCAATGTTACCAATCATATTGCAGACGTAAATGCAGCACGTAATTTTTTGTTTCGTATGACTGCGCTCAGAAAGGCTATGGAAACTCGGTTGACGGAATCCAAATTCCTTGAAATGTGTTATAACATGGCAGAGCAAGATCCCGATCTCAAGCGTCTTTTGGATGAATACACCGCTCTTTTGCCTAATGTTACTGAGGAGTAACATAACTTTGGAACCCTACACCAGAGAAAATTTTTCTAAAAATGGTGAAAAAAGGGTTTACATCAAGATGAAATTGAGGCATATTAAATTCACATCAAGTGCACAATGCATTTAAAACAAACACAGGAGCATTATCATGGAATTTCAGAACAAGCGTGAACACACCCTTTGGCTCATCGAACAGGGCGGCGCCACCAACGAAATCATCGAAGAGACGGTCGGTATTTCCAACAAGAGCCGCGGCACGATCTTCGCCCAGTTGCGCCTCATGGGCAAGTATCCCCTGGTCGACGAAAACGGTGTCTACCGCATCGGTACCGCTGATGAATTCGAAGCCAAGAAGGCCGCCGCTGCTGCCAATCGCAAGCCTACCAAGACCCTTACGCCTGAAGAAACCCTCGCCCGGGCCAAGAAGCGCGAAGCCAACGCTGCCAAGGCATTGACCACCGCCGGCGCGCGCCTCAACATGAACCCCGATTCCCGTGAACTGCAGCTGCGCCATCGCATCGCTGAGCTTGAGCTTGAGCTCGCCAGCGTACTGCTCTCTGAAGTCGAAGGCCAGCCGAATCAGGATGTGGTCCTGAACGTGGACCCGACCGTTGATGCCGCGGACGAAGAACTCGTCTAAGGCTCAGCCATGAGTATGGCGATTATGATGGAAACCGCTTTAATCACGTCATAATCGCCACCTTATGGCTACCCGCTCGAGTATAAGGCTGTTCTCGAGCGGGCTTTAAAAGGCGTTTTAATCTCCAACAAATGTTGTAGAGGAGCCTAATATGTCGAAATTTGACTCTGGAAAGCCTTGTTTCTCGCTCATTGAACCTAATTTTGCCCTTGAGCTGGCGAAGGTTCTCACCATGGGCGCAGAAAAATACGGGCCTGAGGATTGGAAAACCACAGATAACGCACACAGGCGCTATCTTGATGCTCTGCATCGTCACCTGAATGCTTTTGAGCGTGGCCAGTGGGATGATCCTGAGTCGGGTCGGCCTCACCTCGCTCATGTCGCGGCAAATACTATGTTCCTGCATTGGATCGCTTGTAATCCCAAAAATGACAGTGTAGAACCTGTCGAGATGGGATGCAAAACCTGTGTATACGGCGCATTGAGCAATAATCTTGTTACTAATAACAAGTGTATTGCATGTACGTACTACAAGAACAATGATGAAGGTGACTATAACTATGTAGTCAAAGATTGTGGACACCCCTTCGATCATGAGGTAGAACAGTTTGTAATTAAGGGCTGTGATACCTGCGAATGGTCTTCTCGTCCTAAAGGGCACATGTGTAAAGCATGCAATTACGGCGATAATTATGTAAAAGCACCACGCTTTCATGGTCTGCGGGTCTATCATCCTGTTTATCACACAATCGAAGGAGAGCAAGAAAATGCTGAAGCCGTACGCCCCGAAGGCACAAGTGATATGGTCGACTCCACATCCGGCAAATGTGGTTGCTCTGGCTGCGCAGCAAACGATGAAGAAGAATCCCGAGATCAAGGGAAATCCGAGCGCTTTATTGTCATTCTTGATCTCAGCTGATCATCTCAATCCTGTGGAGCATGCGGTCATTTGCTTCCGCATTACCGACATGTCTCGTGCTTGCTTTGATCAGCATGTGCGGCATCGTATTGCATCTTACACGTCCAGCAGTCAGCATTATCAGGATTATACGTCCTATGACTGCTTTGTACATCCTTATATGGTTAATGATGAGCGCGTACAAAAGGCGCATACTGAAGCCCTAAAGGCGTACAATCTTCTTATGCAAGATGGCGAAGCAAAAGAAGAAGCTCGTATGCTGCTCCCAATGAGCGCAGGCGTTAATGTGGTCGTAACCATGAATGCGCGCTCACTTATTAACTTCTTGCAACTCCGGCTTTGTCGCCGCAATGTTCAGGAAATGCAAATGTTGGCCGCGTCTATGTACACTATGTGCTACGACTGGTTTCCGGAATTGTTCTCAATGATCGGACCTTACTGCTCTATGCACAACGGCCGCTGCAACCAAGGAAAGATGTCATGCGGATCTCCCGTCACCAGTATTTCATGCAAGTAGCTACTGCAGTTGCGCAGCGGTCTACTTGTATTGACAAGCAAGTCGGATGCGTACTAGTAGACGAGAGCACTGGCAATATCTTGTCTACGGGTTATAATGGCAATCCAACCGGCGTGTTTAACTGCTGCGATGATAATTGTTGCGTTAAAAATGACGGCTTACCTTGTTATGCTGTGCATGCCGAAATAAACGCACTCATTCAGCGGTTAACCAATGTGCCTTTTGTGGCGTATTGTACACTCGAACCATGTATCCAATGTACTGCGGCACTTATCAATGCTGGATGTACTAAAGTGCTTTTCATAAATAAGACCAATCATAACAAAACTGGTCTCGGATTATGGTCACGTGTACGGCCTGAAGACACCTGGATACATATGGGGCTCTGCTATGGAAACTGAAAAGTCTCTCACTGTCATAGATATGTTCAACGAGATCAAGGAATATCATGAAGAGCTTGGTTTTCCTCTTTCCAAAGAAGAGCAAAAAGCTGCATTCCGCGATCCTGAGGCTATACGCCTTATGAACAACCAACTGATTGCTGCGCTTCATAATGAAGTGACTGAATTGCAAGAATCCACCCCTTGGAAGCCATGGCGGCCTATCAATTATAAGCCGACAGATATATCCAACATGGCGGAAGAGGTGGTTGATATACTTTTCTTCCTGGGCGCCTTTATGGAAAACAACGAACTGTCGTGGGAGCGCGTTGAAAAGGCTTTCAGAAGAAAGATGTTGGTCAATCATGACCGCATCAAAATTGGCTATAGCAAAACTCGCTAACGTCAGACTGTACGCAAACATTCTGACAAACCTCAATCTGACAAACTGGAGATTATTATGGCTATCACTCCCGAAGTTCGCCTTACGTATGTGTCCGTTGATGAACCCAAAGCCAATCAGAGTGGCGTTCTGAAGTACTCTGTTGGCATCCTGATTCCCAAGACCAACAAGGACGCCATCGACTGGTTCAAGCGCCAGATTGATGCGGCCATTGAAAAGGGTATCCAGAAGGGTAAGTTCAACAAGGCTGGGTCCCAGAATCCCACGTTCAAGTATCCTCTTCGTGATGGCGATGCTTATTACGAAATAGCTACGGATGACAAGAAGGATTCGCGAGCCTCTTATCGCGGCCACATGTTCGTGTCGGCGTCTTCCAACGACAAACCCGGAATCGTTGACCGGTATGCCAAGCCCATCTTTGAAGAAGGCGCGATTTACAGTGGCGTATGGGCCATGGTCGATTGCAACTTCTTCCCGTTCAACAATAGCGGATCCATTGGCGTAGGATGCGGATTGAACAATATCATGAAGCGCCGCGATGATGACCGACTTGATGGACGATCTGGTGACGCTACATCGGCATTTGCTGGTGTGGCTGATACTGAGCCGGCCGGCGATGAAGATCTGCAATAACTAATACAAAGGCCGGTAACACCCACGAGTTACCGGCCTTTCTTTTATCCACCTTTCTACAAAATTTGTAGGAGAGATTATGGCAATTGTTGAAAAAGGTGATGGATGTTCCGCAGGGATATCCAAGTTTTGGAGAAAAGTTATTGGCACACCACCTGCGTGGGAAGGGTGTTGTGACAAGCATGATGAAGCGTACAACTGGGGTGGCACTGAAGCTGACCGCAAAGAAGCGGATAAAGCTCTCAGAGACTGCATGAAGCGCATGGGGCATGGCATTCGTGCGCAACTCTATTACATGGCTGTACGCGCATTTGGCCGCAGTCATTTCAATTATCACTAATACGTAATGGGAGTAGCCTCTATGCACATATATCTTGACTTTGAAACAGGTTCAGATATGGACCTCTTGATAGAAGGTCGTGCACGATATATGCACCATCCTTCTACTTATGTTCAAATCTGTTCATTTCAAATTGATGACGAGCCAATGATAACTGAAACAGTGCATACTGGCTTTCAATCATTTGCTAAAGCGATAAGTGAATATGTCATAACTAAGCAAGCAAAGATTGTAGCTTTTAATGCCCAGTTTGAAATGGATGTCATTCATTATATACTTGGCTTGGAGGTTACTCCCCATGATTTTATTGACGTTCAGGCAGTCTGTGGACGCTATGGATTACCGCAATCTCTTGAAAAAGCCACAGCAGTCATGTGTCCACAGCAAGTTAAAGATTCTGCGGGTTCTTCTCTCATTAAACACTTTTGTACCGTACCTAAACATCTCGCAAGTACCATTCTTACAGGCCCTCAGTGGGACCGTTACGTCATGTATAACATGCAGGACGTTACTTCTACTAAGGCACTATTGGCTGCACTGCCCTCTTCTTCTCTTTCTAAACGAGAACAAGCCATATGGGAACTTAACTGTGATATTAACGCGACAGGGCTTCCCATGGCGGTTGATGAAGCAGCCAAGATCCTTGAAGTAACTACTGTGTATATGGAAGAGCAGAACAATATTCTGCCAGACATTACCAATGGCAAAGTTACAAAGATAACTCAGGTTAAACGCATAAAAGAATTTATCAATGAGGTTATGGGATATGAATTCCTGGAAAGCCTTACAGCTGACAAGTTAGAAAAGGTAATGAATGATGAACACTTTCTTGAATTGCCTGATTCTGTTGTTAGCCTTATTGAACTGCGCGCTTCCCTTGGCTTGTCTTCGATCGGAAAGTATAAGCGCATTATGTCTATGGAACATAATGGCCGCATGCACGATAACAGTCGATACTACGGTGCCCACACAGGTCGCATTACTGGTATGGGTTTTCAGTTGCTTAATCTCCCTCGCGCTAGTGTTAAGGACGTTGAGTCCGAGATTGCAGCGTATTTTGATTTTTCCATATGCGAGCGTAATCCTGTTAAGTCTGCTCGTGCTCTCATTCGGTCAATGATTAAAGCACCAGATGGTAAATATATTCTGGCCGCAGACTACTCTGCTATTGAATATATTTTACTTATCTGGCTTGCTGAAGATTATGTGGCAGTACAGCGTTTCGCTCAAAAATTCGATCAATATATCGATATGGCCGCAGAAATCTATAATACGACTTATGAACAAGTAGTCAAGGACCAAAGGCAAACAGGTAAAGTTGGCATTCTTGGTTGTGGATACGGCATGGGCGCACAAAAGCTTATTGCTTATGCAGAACGTATTGGCGTAATTCTTTCTATGTCTGAAGCTCAGACTATTGTTCAAGCTTATAGAACCAAGTATCACCTTGTTGTAAAAATGTGGTATGCTCTCATGAAATGCGCAATGAATGCTCTTAGAAATGAGGGATATACCTTTACAACAAATCGTGTTCAGTTTAAGGTAGTTATTGATCGTAATAATCATCGTTGGCTACAGATGCTCCTTCCCTCTGGTCGTGCTATGTATTATTACGACCCTAAGATTGCCCCAGGTCTCTACGGCGACACTCTGTCATATATGGGTATGAATCAGACCACTAAGACTTACATGCGGCAGTATAGCACTCCAGGTAAATTGACAGAAAACGTCATTCAGGCATTGGGCCGGGATATATTGTATGATGGCAAATTTAAGTGTCGTGAAAACGGCTTAAATATTATAGGATCTATTTATGACGAGGTAATATGCGAAGAATCTTTCGAACACGACCCAAAGGAACGTCTTGCATTATTAGAAACATGTATGTGTCACACCGAGCCCTGGGCAAAAGGTCTACCCTTGAGAGCCGAAGGTTGGTATGGACCGCGATACAAGAAAGCTTAAACACATAAGGAGGCCATTTGTGAACTTGTCCAACGAATTGAAAAGTATATCTCAAGACCCTAAAATGGTATACCCTGATATTGATGCTATCATGTCTAACTGGACATATATCAATATCTTTTTGCAAACCAAAAATATAGACAAGAATGGCACGCTCCTGTTTCTCAAATACGAGCTTGAAAACAAGCGTAGAACTTCTGTCATTCATCGGCTTTTTACACGTTATATTTCTTTCAGGAAGGCAGAAGAATGGAATCACCTTTTGCACGCATTCGGACTCGAGAGATAAGCATAGAAGGCTATCTCAAACAAGAGGTAGAACGCCATGGAGGTCAATGCTGGAAGTTTGTTTCTCCAGGAAGAAATGGCGTTCCTGATAGAATAGTGTTTCTTCCAAATCATGGATGTATCTTTGTAGAGCTTAAAGCGCCAGGCAAGAAACTGCGTAAACTTCAAGAATACGTTCATGATTTGATTAAGAGCTTTAATTGTAAGATTGAAACTTTATCTACCAAGGAGCAAGTAGATGACTTCATCCAACGACATGTATAACACTCTCAGGATACTGCGTAATACTCGTGGTACCAACGCTAAAGTAGATTTTCTCCGCAAGCATCCTGAGTTGCGAAAGGTTTTGCGTACTACCTATTCGCCCTTCATCCATTTTAATATCAACAAGGTCAATTGGTCGAACTTCTCTGGTTTGGGCCTTCATGAATTCTCTGCCGATACCAACAAAGTCTTGAATGGCCTTAGGCAGTCAGGAGGTCGCGAAGCGAAGAAAGCTTTTTATGACCATATGAATACACTCACCCATGAATCGGCTCTTCTTTTGGCTGGCATGGTGGAAAAAGATCTTCGTCTTGGAATGGGCGCCACTCTCATTAATCGCGCCTTACCTGATACTGTTCCTGAATTTCCTATCGCCCTCGCTCACCTTTACGACCCGAAAAAGGCTAGTTGGCCTTGTTATGTCAGTCCTAAACTCGATGGCCTGCGTGCCATGTATATGCCAGGTGAAACTCCTACTATCAGGTCACGTAAGGGCTTTGAATTGAAAGGCCTTGACCGTGTAATGAGTGAATTGAAAAAATATTCTTTCAGACTTGATGGTGAGCTGCTTATACCTGGTAAATCTTTCCAGGATTCGAGTGGTGATATTCGGTCATTTGCTCAGACTGATGAAGTGGTGTTTAACGTTTTCGATACACCTGATCTTCATGACGAGTCCTTACATAACCGTCTTGGTATTCTTCTTGACTGTGTAAAGGAAACGAGTAATATTAAACTAGTGCCTCATTATATGGTAAATACGGAAAATGGCGCATTCAACCTGTATAATCAATTCAGATCTGATGGGTATGAAGGAGCAATGGTAAAGTGGCCTGATGCTACGTATATCGGTAAGCGCTCTCATGCTTGGATGAAAATTAAGAACGAGGATACCTATGACTGCAAAGTTATCGACGTATTTGAAGGAACTGGCAAATATACCGGTATGGCTGGTGGCGTTATTATTGACTTTCATGGCGTCCCTGTTCGTGTCGGTAGCGGGTTGTCTGATGCACAGCGCATGATTTTTTTCCAAGATCGTTCTGAAATTATTGGACAAACTGTCGAAGTAGCGTGCCAAGAAATCACACCGGCCGGCAGCATGCGTCATCCTCGCCTTAAGACAATTCGAATTGATAAATAAGGAGGTATATCATGAGATCGAATAAGAAGATTCAAGAAGAGCGGTATGGTGAATATCTTGAACGCGTGACTAAGGCACGTAAGATATGCAATTCTTTCAATAAGAATACTGTAGCTTATGCTCTTGCACAGCGTTTGCGTGCTCTTATCTGCAAATATACTCTGGCAGAAAAGAATCTGATATGTGATAAATGGTTGGACGAGCCCCAGTCATTTATTGATTGGTGGAAGACTCAAGCCAATATCATGCGATACCCAGTTCTGTCATTGCGTTTACGGCGAAAAGATATTCGGTTTCCTTTCAGTCCTGAAAATTGTTTCCTCTTTTTACCTGATACAGCATTGGGAATCGAAAAATCCTCGGATTAGCCTATTGAACTAATTATAGAACTCTATAGAACTCTTTAAAATGAAAAGCGTGAATATTGTATCGCGTGAAAATTAAGAAGAGTTCTATAGAGTTTGTCATATATACCAATGAGTTAAGCACTATGGAACTTCGTGACTATCAGAAAAAGGCTATAGAATGGGGCAATAGCCATGATGTAGGATATTTTGCTGTCGATATGAGCATGGGAAAGACCGCAATTCTACTTCATATGATTGATCGTCCCACAATCATATTTGCACCTCTTACTGTAGCCGCTATTACGTGGCCTGAAGAAATAGCTAAATGGCGACCTGATCTTAAGTATCAAGTACTTCATGGAAAGACAAGATACTTGCAACCAGGTCTTGATGTGTATATCATAAATTATGATGGTATCAACTGGTTGAGCAAGGCTTGGACTATTGAAATGACCAATTATATGCGTGACGGCATGATTATTTGGGATGAAATGACAAAACTCAAGGATTCTAGTTCTAAGCGCTTCAAACTCATGAAAGAGTTTAAACGACTCTTTAAACGCGCATATGCCCTATCAGGAACTCCCGCACCAAATGGCGTACGAGATTTGTGGTCGCAGTATTTTCTTTTGGATGATGGAGAGCGCCTTGGAAAAAAGAAAACTCAATTCATGATGACCTATCATATTCAAATTGATAGATTCATATGGATTGAGAATACTGGTGCAATGGATATTGTGATTGATAAAATTAAAGATATAACTTTCAGGTTGGATGCAAATGACTATCTTAAACTTGAACCATACATCTTTTCATCTATTCCCGCATATCTCCCTCCTGCGTCCATGCAACGATATAAAGAGTTTCAGACAGAATTTATTACGACTCTTGCAAATGAAAGTACTCTTACGGCAGCTACTGCTGGAATACTCTCATTACGGTTACGCCAGCTCTTACAAGGTTCTATCTATGACGAGCAGCGTAACATTATATTCGATAATACCGCAAAAGTGGATACCCTCTTTGACCGAATTGAGGAAGCAGCTGGCGATCCCATGCTCGTTCCCATTCAGTTTAGAAGTGAACTTATCGAAATTAGAAAGAGACTTCCAGAGGCGCCAGCTATTATTGGGGGCACTCCTACCGAATTGTCTAAGCAGTACGTTCATGAATGGAACAAAGGAAATCTCCCTGTACTTTTCTGTCACCCCAATTCATTATCCCACGGCCTTAATCTACAGTATGGCGGTCACCGCATATGCTGGCTTGGACTTACTTGGTCCCTCGAAACCTATCAACAATTAAATGGCCGACTGCGCCGGCCTGGACAAACCAAACCGGTGCTAGTCGACCATATAATAATTCCTAAGACCGTTGATGATCGCGTGCTGAGTACCTTAACTCGGAAGGACGCGACGCAGCAACAACTGTTAAATGCTCTGAAAGAGTTTGCAAACGAGTCTGGATATCTATAATATCATCCTTGGTTGGAAGCTGTTCGAGAATCGCCTTAGTTCGAGCAGCTTCTATTTCCATTGCGTGCATATCCTTTCTTAAGGATTCACGTTCAGCAGCTTCAAATGATGTATAAGAATCAAACTCGTCTTTAGTTATGAGGTCACTTTTTATGATAATGACCTCGCGTTTCATGGCCCAGACAACTAGCGCCCAGACAATGTTACAAATGACTAACCATGTATCTATTGAGATATCATGGATACTCATTTTACGCACCATTCAGGAAGACGCTTGCCTCGTAAAATCTCCGCCGAACCAGCCCACCAAGTTCGACCTTTTGGCCTTTCACTGTGGCCTTAGTCCAACGAATCATTTCACGAGCGGCATCATACCATTCTTTTGCATTCACCTTCTTTTTGAAAGTGGAAGAGGCAAAAGCTCCAGAGCCAAGATTGTGCATCCATACCGCAATAGCCTGAGCGCGATGAGCAGGCTCTTTGCGGAGCACTGAGCACTGGATGAGTGCTTCATTATAACATCTGTCCAGCTCTTCAATGAGCAGAGCTTCGGCTTCTTCTCTGGTCACAGGAGCATGCGATTTATCACAGAGAGTGCCAAAGCCGATAGTCCAATATCCGGCGGGACAGATATATGGCTTTTCACTGAAGCCTTCAAACTCTTCCACCTTATCGAGCAGCTGTCTGGGCCATTCCATCACTTACCCCTTAATCATGTGAATGAAGTTGTACAGTTCCTGACGTTCTTCAGGATTTTCACGAGTTTCCTCGTAAATGTACTGAAGGAGATCCTGAATTGCGAGAAGCATATGGCCGAATTCCTGCTTCGACACATGCTTGTAACGCGGATCTTTTTTCGCCAGATCTCGGTACCCCAACCAACCTTCAAGTTCATCTTCGATACGTTCAATATCATCGAATCCCTTTTCGTTGGCGTATTCATTCTTTTTACCATAGGACTCTCTCAAGTCCTTGATAAGGGGCCGCACCATGCCCATCAGTTCCTTGAACGGATGTTCAGATCTTTCCGAATACCGGTCTTGGTTCCAATCACGACGATCATCATAACGGTCGTTGCGACGTTCATCTCTGCGATCATCGCGACGGTCATGTTCACGTTCACGGTCATGGTGTTGGGGTTCTACTTCACCGCCATTCGGGGCATACGTAAACAACGAGCCCTGATCACGGTATTCCTTCCCACGTTCATGGGAGGATTCCTCATTGTGTGCGAAGCCCTGCTTAGGAGCAGGACTCGTCGGAGCAAAAGGTCCCCGATACCCCTGATCTTCTGCCATTGGCTACCTCCCTTACGCGGTCGGAGCCGTAGCAGTCTGAGTGGGCTTATAGTGGCTGATGGCGAAGCCCTGCAGGGACTGCACAACCGAGGCGGCCGTGGAATCGGCAATGGCCTTGTTCTTGAGCGCTTCATTTTCGCGCGTCAGGCGAGCAATTTCGCTGTCACGCTGCATGTTGTCCAGCTTGCAATCGAGGCGGTCGAACCGCTGGTTCATTTCGCAGCAGCAGTCCTTCTGGGCCTGCACAAGGCGGCATTCCATAGCGGCACGGGCATTTTCAGCCTTCAGAGCTTCAAGCTCAATCTTGGCGTTGATGAGGCCGGAGGATTCGCGGATATCACGCTGGACACCGCGGATTTCGCACAATACGGTAGCAAGCTGTGCTTCAACCTTGCAGCAGCAATCGCGCACGGCATCGCCCACGTTGCGCGTGGCATCGTAGGTGCGGTCACCCTGGTTGCGCACGGACGCAATGACTTCGGCAATGGACGAACACAGCTTGGTGTCGAGCTGGAAGAAGCCCTGAGTGCTCGCAGCCTGAGCGGCGGAAATGCGGTCATGCAGACCGATGATACGCTGGCAGTTGTCGGCACCGACCAGACCTTCAGCACAGGCCTTGTTGCCATTGTTGCCCCAACCACCATTGTTGAACATGAGGAAGAACAACAGGATGACGAGCAGACCCATGCCGTCACCACTCCAACCGCCCTTGCCGTCGCCATATCCCTTTTGCTGGCAGAGCGCGAGAATGCCGGGAAGGTCCATACCCTTGTTATTCTGCATGAGGGCCATAAGGCCAGCGATGTCGTTCATACCAGACTCCTTGTCTTCCATGTTAAAAATGTTGGTAACAGTAGTTCCCTCGTCACCATCGGGCTCCGCATGCTTACGCATCATGTTAAGAGTCGCGCCAAGACCGGATTCCATACCCGGTGCATACTTGAACATTACAAACCTCCTACATGTTACAGGGTTATGGGATAGCCCAGACATTGTTAGTATAATACCACAATGTCTGGGATTTGTACATTATTTTTCTCAGACATTTCTCGTAGAGAATATTTAATTATGACGTGATTCGCACATATTCGGCTTCGACGATCGGTTGCCAGTCACGAATCGCCGTAATCATAAGTTCATCGTGCACATTCCTATATGCCTGTTTCTGCATCTCAGCCATATACAAAATATTCTCGTCTTCTGGTGACGCTTGTTTAAGTACATAGAGTGTGGCTAATGGACGAATTTGCTGTTTGTCAAGATTGTCCATCCTTGCCATAAACTCTTGCTCACGCGCTTCAATCGTCTCCAATTCAATGGTCGAAGGATCTTCCAAATCAATGGGATCTCCTATACGAAGCCAAGGGCTAGAAGTAATATCAATACGTTCATTGGGCGCTTCAGGAAAATCGTCTGCGCACATGATAATATTGTTAATGATACCGCCTTTATCTAAAATAGCCATGACCTTCATAAATTACTCCGTCCACAGGCTATAAATATTAACTAAGCCCGGCGATCCTTGAGTAAGGTCTGCTGGCGCTGCAGGATCGCCGCCATTCGCCCAACCAGGCATAGCGTCACTGGCAGTATTTTGCCCTTGACCACCACCTCCGCAACCTGCTTTATATGAACCATCAAAACTAAAGCAGCCACCACCACCTGCACCAGATCCTCTCAAGTAAGTACCTGTTTGTTTACCAGTACCACCTGCACCTCCGGCGCAATTTATGCCACCACCCTGATTTCCATCACCAGAGTATGTACCACCCTGACCGCCACCAGTACCATTTGCACCTTGGTACCCT